TAGTATATAATTAATAGATTTTTCTTTAACTTAAGTGGCCGAAAGTATAGTTACCTTAAGAGTTGAAGCAAGAAATGCAATATCTTCTTTAAATAAAACATCTCAAGCTACTAAAAAATTATCAACATCAGCAAAAGGTGCAACAACTTCTTTAACTGCGGCATCAACCGCAGCAAAAGGGTTAGGTGCTTCATTAGTTGCTTCACTCGGACCATTAATTACTTTGGGTGCTGCTGTCGCAACTGTAGGTAATGCAATAGGAACCTTTACAGCTAGAGAAAGAGATATTGCGATTTTAACTCAAGGTTTAAAAAATTTAGGTGCTGGTGCTACTGAACTAAATGAATTACAAAAAGCAGCAGACAGATTAGGAAATCAGACTTTATTTAACCAAGAAGAATTTACAAGAGGCTTTAATCTATTAACAAGTTTTAGAAAGATAGGTGTTGACTCATATGAACGTGTAGCTCAAGCTGCTGCGGATATTGCTCAAGTAAACCAAGTGGATGTAAATACATCTTTCATGCAATTAGCAAAAGCATTGCAAGACCCAGAAAGAAATTTATCTAATTTAAATAGATCAGGTATTGCTTTCACCAAAACACAGACAGATGTAATAAAAGAGCTAATGAAAACAAATAAAACTGCTGATGCACATGCAATGATTCTAAAAATTGTCGAGGAAAGTTATAATAAACTTTCACAAGCTGCTGCAGAGGGATTTGCCGGTAATGTTGATTCATTAGGCGAAGCATTTAGAGATTTTTCAGAGACGTTGGGCAAAGCATTAGAACCTGCTTTAATTGCAGCTACTAAAGGTTTGACAGCACTGATAAAAGCTGCTGATGATCTTTTAAAATCACCACTTGGCAAAACAATCGGGTTATTTGCTTTAATTGCTGGGGCTCTTAAAACAGCAACTGTCGCTTTTGTAGCATTGAAAGGTGCTTTATTAGCTGTTGGGGGTGCGGCTGGTGTTGCAGCAATAGGTTTAAACGCAATACCTTTTGTAGCCGCAGCAACTCTTGTTGGTGCCTTTACTACCAAAATAATGGAAGCAGCAAATAAACAACGAGATTTTAATAAAGCATTAAAAGAAGGAGACGAGCAGGTATTAAAAAGTGAATTTAATAGATTATTTATTGAAAAACAAAAAATATTAAAAAGAATAAATGAAGCGGAAGAAAGTAGTAATAAAAAAGCATTGCAATCATTAAAAAGACAACTTCAAATAATCAACGAATCAATAGCTCCAATAAAACAAAAACTTGATAAAAATAGAAAGATAACAACAGAGATTGATAATCAAAATGAAAAATTAGAAGAAAATAATAAATTAACTGATGAACAAAAAAAGAATATTGAAGATTTTGCAAAAATAATGGCTCTTCTATTTAAAAAAGACAAAGAAAGAAAAGAAGCTTTTGATAAATTTTTAAATAAACAAAAGCAAGAAGGTGAATTATTACAAGCAGCTATTGATGGAAATGTTGAACAAGTACGACTTCAACATGCAATTAATGATGCTGTAGCGATTCATGGTGAGCATAATAGACAAAAAATAACAGATGAACTTAAAGCTAATCAGGCTTTAAGGGATCAAAAAACAGAAATTGATAAAAATGCTGAGGCCGCAGAAGTTTTAAAAGGTAAATTTGCACAAATAGGACAAGAAATTGAAGATGGAATCGTACAAAACCTTACTGATGCTGTTATGGGTACACAGACTCTTGCTCAATCTGCAATAAATGTTCTAGAAAAAATGAGAAGAAAACTTGTAGAGGTTGCTTTACAAAAAGCATTAGCTGGAATCGGTGGCCCTATCGGTGGATTTTTCCAAAGTATTTTTGGATTTGCAGAGGGTGGCAGACCTCCTGTAGGTCGTGCCTCAATCGTAGGTGAACGTGGCCCAGAATTGTTTGTACCGTCTGTTGCTGGTACTGTGATACCTAATAACCAACTAGGGGGTGGTGGCAGTGTTAACAATGTAGTTGTTAATGTAGATGCCTCTGGTACTGAAGTAGAAGGTAATGATGAATCATCTAATCAATTAGGTAAACTTGTAGGGTTAGCAGTTCAACAAGAACTTGTAAAACAACAAAGGGCTGGAGGACTCTTATCTAAAGCATAATTATGGCAACTTTTCCTAGCATTACACCAACCTACAGTTTTACAAAAAATACAAGCCCAAATGTAAAAACAATAACTTTTGGAGATGGCTTTCAACAAAGGTTAACTTATGGTATAAATCAAAACCCTAAAACTTATAGTTTGCAATTTGCAGTAAGTTTAGATGATGCAAATGTAATTGAATCTTTTTTAAATAGCAGAGCTTTTGATAATGAAAGTTTTGACTTCACACCACCACAAGAGGCAATATCAAAATCTGGAACGTTTGTAAGAGCATCAGGTTCTAAAAATGCAGTTATAACAGCAGCAAATCATGGCATAGCTTTAGGAGAAAAAGTTGTAATAGATTTTGCATCTGATATTAATGATGGTACTTATATTGTTAATGCAAGAACGCAGAATACTTTTACAGTTGAGACGGCTGCTACTTCTGCTGTTAGTGGAAATGTAACTTCTGCTGCTATCTCTGGTCAGAAAAAATTTATATGTAAAAATTGGAGCAAATCCATACCATACAATAATAGAGCAATAATTTCTTGTACTTTTGAAGAGGTTTTTGAGGTTTAATTATGGCTTATACACTTTGGGCTGCTAATACTGCTATCAGCCTTGGAACAGTAGTAGCTGCAGCAAGTCAGGTATTACCAACTGGTTTAGTTTTTAAATGCACTACAGCAGGTACTACAGGCGGTACAGAACCAGCATTTGGAACGGATGTAGGATCTACCGTTACAGATGGAACTGTTGTTTGGACTTCAATTAGTAGTGTTTTTGAAGATTTAAATTCTTTTGCACCAGATAAAATTATTGAATTATTTGAAATAACATTTTCTACAGCAGTAGCCGCAGTTGTCGGTACAAGTAAATATTATTTTCATGGAGGTTTAAATGAAGGCTTCACTGCAAATGTGGTTTATAACAGTAATACTTACACTGCTGTACCTATAAAAGCAGAAGGTTTTGAACTTACTACACAAGGAAGCATCCCAAGGCCAACAATAACAATCGCAAATTTAAGTGGAATCATTACAACTCTTTTAAAATTAGTAAATACTGCACAGCACCCAACAAATCCAAGTCAGACTGCTGTTTTTGCTGGGGATGATTTAGGTAATAGTGAAGTTAGAAGAATTACAACACTTAAAAAGTATTTAGATGGACAACCTGATGCAGATGTAAATGCACGTTTTCCAGATCAAATATTTTTCATAGATAGAAAAGTATCAGAGACAAGAGATGCGGTTCAATTTGAGTTAGTAAGCAAAATGGATTTACAGGGAAAAATGATACCAAAAAGACAATGTATTTCCAATATCTGCCAATGGGTTTATCGTAGTTCTGAATGTAGTTATACAGGAACAAATTATTTTAATATAAATGACCAATCTGTTGCTAGTGCTGCTGATGATGTTTGTGGTAAAAGGCTTACCTCTTGCAAAGCTAGATTTGGGACTCAAGATCCTTTACCTTATGGCTCGTTCCCTAGTGTTGGTTTAATCAGATGATACTTACCGAAGATTTGAAAAAAGAAATATTGATTCACGCTAAAGAAGAATCACCAAAAGAATCTTGTGGTCTTATTATTGTAAGAAAGGGTAGAAAAAGATATAAACGCTGTCAAAATGTTTCTGATATTCCAAAACAAACTTTTGTTTTAGCTATAAATGATTATGTAAAAGCAGAAGATGAGGGAGAAATTATTGCAGTAGTACATTCACATCCTTTTGATAAACCAGATCCAAGCATAGGAGATAAAGTTGCCTGTGAAAAATCAAACCTGCCTTGGATTATTGTTAATCCAACCATAGAAGAATGGGGTTATTGTGAACCTTCTGGCTTTGAATTACCTTTAGTTGGTCGTGAATTTAATTTTGGTATAGTTGATTGTTATTCTTTAGTAAGAGATTATTTTAAACAAGAATTGAACATAGAAATAAGAGATTATTTTAGAAAAGATAAATTTTGGGAACAAGGTAATAGTTTATATGAAGATAATTATGATAAAGAAGGGTTTAGAAAAGTACCATTAAGCGAAATACAAAAACATGATGTTTTACTAATACATTTAGAAGCAAATTTACCAAATCATGCAGCAGTTTATTTAGGTGATCAGCAAATTTTACATCATGTACAAAGTAGATTAAGTAGCAGAGATGTTTTAGGGGAGTATTATATAAAAAATACTGCTTTTGTTGCTAGGCATCATACTTTATGAAAATTGTAAAAGTTTACGGTGAATTAAAGAAAAAGCTAGGGCAATCAACTTTTGAGCTTAATGTTGATACACCTGCGCAAGCAATAAAGGCTTTATGTGCTAATTTTCCAGACCTATCTAATTGGTTTATTGAAAATGATCAAAATGGTTATGGATATAAAGTACAGGTAGGTAAACAGAAAATATTTGCAGATAATTTAAAACCTATGTTACAACCTTGGACAGAAAAAGATGTGTTAAAGATAGTTCCTGTTATCGCTGGTGCTGGTAGAGGTTTTGGACAAATAATAGCTGGTGCATTATTACTCGGATTAGCATTTGTAGGCGCACCTTTGCTTGGTGTAGCCTTAACAAAAGGATTAACATATATGGGGATGTCATTAATAGTTAATGGTATAACTGAATTGTTATCTCCTACACCGCCACCTATACCAGAGGCATCAAAACTTAAATCATTTAGTTTTAGTGGCATTGTTAACGTTGCAGATCAAGGTGTTGCTGTACCAATTTGTTATGGTCGTGTTTATACAGGCAGTGTTGTGGTAAGTTTTGGTTTAGAGAGTCAACCAGCAACATAATGAAAGAAGAAATTGAAATTATTAGAGGTTCTGGCTTTAAAGGCCCACCCCCTAGAAATCCTGTTGAACATCCTGACACTCTACAGAGTACTCAGTTTGCAAGGGTATTAGATGTTATATCAGAAGGAGAAATAGATGGAATAGAGGGTGGTGCTGATGGAATTTTGTTAGATAGTACAGCCTTAAGTTCTTTTTCTGGATTTACATTTGAAACAAGAACTGGTTCACAAACACAATCATATATTTCTGGTGTAACTGGTATCGAAGCTTCAGTTGGTGTTAATACAGCAGTTACTGTAGCTGGTGGTCCTATAACTAGAACTATCACCTCTAATACTACAGACAGAGTAAGAATTACTATTGAAATACCTACTCTACAGATAATTACAGATGAAGGAGATATTGTTGGACATAGTGTTAGATTCAGCATTGCAGTACAAAATAATGGGGGTGGGTTTAATACTGTACGAACGCAAACTATAAGAGGTAAAACAAGTAATGCCTATTCAAAGTCAATAACTATTGGAGTAAGTGGACCTTTTCCTGTTGATATAAAAATAACTAGATTAAGTGCGGATGAAACAAGTGCAAAAAGACAAAATACAATAAATTGGGTTAGTTTTACTACAATTATTGATGAAAAATTAAGGTATCCAAACACTGCTTTATCTTTCATAGAGTTAGATGCTAGAAATTTCAGTAATATTCCAGCCAGAAAATATTTAATTCGTGGAATTAAGGTACAGATTCCTCATAACGCAACTGTTGATACGAGTGGAGCAGGTTTTAATTCAACTTATATTGGGCGTATTACATATAGTGGTTTATTTAATGGAACGCTTGGGGCTGCTACTTGGACAAATGATCCAGCTTGGATATTGTATGACTTACTTAGAAATGATAGATATGGGTGTGGAATTGATGCTGCACATTTAGATGTTTTTGATTTTTATGCAATTTCTCAATATTGTAATGAAACAGTTAGTGATGGTAAAGGTGCAACTGAACCACGCTTTCAATTAAATGCAGTTCTTAACACTCGTAAAGAGGTTTACACTGTTATTAAAGAATTAGCAAATATATTTAGAGGTTTAGCCTTCTTTTCTTCAGGTTCTTTTGTAATAAAGCAAGATAAACCTACTGACAGTACATATGTAATAAACCCTAGTAATGTTGTAGATGGTTTTTTTGAATATAATGGAACATCGCATAAATCTAGACATACTTGCGTAACAGTGGCATATCAGAGTTACGATATGTTAGGTGAAGTTCAATTTGAAAGAGTAGAAGATGCTGATGCAGTGCGTGTATATGGTTCAATAAATAAAGAGGTAAAAAGTCTTGGATGTTATTCACAGGGACAGGCACATAGATTAGGTAGATGGATTCTTGAAACTGAAAGATATTTAACACAGACTGTTTCTTTTTCTGTTTCTGTTGATTCTGGTTTAATTTTAATTCCAAGTATGGTTATATCTATTGCAGATCCATTAAAAATGTCATCAAGACGAGGAGGTAGAGTAAGTTCAGCAACAACAACTGCAATAACTATTGACAGTATTGAGGATATTGGAACTCTTACAACTGAAAACTCACAAAAAATTATGGTTGTTTTACCAACAGGCATTGCTGAAGAAAGAACAATATCATCAATTTCATTAACATCAGGTTCAGATAATACAAAAGCCGTTTTACAGGTAAGTTCAGCATTTTCACAAGCACCTAACGCTGGTAGCTTTTATGCCATCGAAACAAGTACAGTAAAATTAGAAAAGTACAGAATTATAAGAGTTACTGAAGAAGAAGATAGAGTGCATACAATTACTGCTGTGCAATACGATCCAGATATTTACGGACGTATTGATACCCCTATCATTGCGCCACCTATATTGCCACCAATTGTAGGAGCGCCACCAAATGCTGTAACAGATATAAACTTTAGTACATTTTACTATGACTCTGGTTCTAGTATTCGTATAGGTTGTGATATAAGTTGGGTACATGATCGACAACGTACTACAGAATATTTTGTTGAATATAGAATAGATGATGACAACTTTAAAGAAATAACTTCTATGTACCCAAACATAGAACTTAAAGAACTTAGAGTAGGTACGCTAGAGGTTACAGTTACAGCATTTAGTCCTCGGTCTGGTAGAAGTGCTGGATACACTGAAACTCATGTATTAGTAAACAAAGCAGACCCACCAGAGGGAGTTACCAATTTTACTGTTACTCAAGTTAATACATCTCAGGCTGAAGCAAAATGGTCGGTAACTTCTTCAAAAGATGTTAGAGTTGGTGGCTTTGTTGTAATAAAACATAGTCCAAATACTAATGATACTTTTGATACTGCTGCTTCTTTAGATACTGTTCAAGGAAGTACTATTTCTGCTATAGTTCCAGCGATTACAGGTAAATATTTTGCTAAATTTGAAAATATTTTAGGTGTTAGAAGTACTCAAGCAGCAGAGTTTGTATTTACACAATCTGTTGGTAATAGAACGTTAATTTATGATAGAAAAGAAGATACAGACAGTCCAACATTTCAAGGGACTTATACAAATACAGAGAAATACACAGAACCAAATTATGCAACTCCTTTAAATGGGATAGTATTAAAAAGTAATAGTTTATGGGATTCAGTTACAAGTGTTGATGCTTTAACCAATTGGGACTTTCCTAGTGACATATTAAGCACAGGGGAATATTTATTTGACAATAATTTAGATTTAGAAGATACCTATGAAATTTTATTAGAACGCAGACTTGCCTTTACAGGATTTAATGTAGACACTGGTGCTGCTGTATCTGATGTAGATGCAGAATTATATGTAAGGCATACAACAGATGATCCTGATAGTGGTTCAGCTAGTTTTAGTGCATGGAAACCATTTAAAACTATATTTGTTACTGCAAGAGGATTTGAATTTAAAGTTGTACTTACTTCTTCAAATGTAACCTCTAATATATGTATTACGCAATTAGGTGTAAGAGGTTTGATAGGTACTAGAAATGACTTTGCATTTTCACCGATAGACAGTGGTACTTCTTTAAAAACTGTTTCATTTACAAGTAATTTCTTTACAGGTGTTTCTGCAACTATAGGGGGTTCAAATGTGTTTAAACCTGCTGTTGCGGTTACTTTACAGAATGGTCAAGAAGGCGATCACTTTACAATTTCTGATATACAAAAATCAAGTTTTAAAATATTAGTTCAAGATAAAGATGAAAGTAATGTAGACAGGCAGTTTACATATCAGGCATTAGGGCTTGGTTGATTGTATAGTGTTTTGGTTTACAATGTTAATAATTAAGTAATTATTGTGGCACAAGACTCATTAGCAGTAGGGAATGGTACAGGTGCGGCGGTTAGAGCAGCAATTAATACGGCAATGCAAGCAAGTGCCACGAACCAAAGTGGGTCATCTGCACCATCAACAACATATCCTTTCCAACTTTTTGCTAATACAACAACAAGTACTTTACAAATCCGCAATTCTGCAAATAATGGCTATATTAATGTATCCGATACAGGGCAAATAGGTGCTGCAAATTTAGGTTTATTACCTCTAACAGGTGGGACAATTAGTGGTAATTTAATAGTCTCTGGTAACTTTACTGTCCAAGGTACGACAACTACAGTTTCTAGTACAACAATTACCGTAACTGACAAAAATATAGAAATTGGTAAGGTTTCAACTCCTACAGATACTACTGCTGATGGTGGTGGTTTGACTCTTTTAGGTGCTACAAATAAAACATTTAACTGGGTTGATTCTACAGATTCTTGGACAAGTTCTGAGCATATTGATCTTGCGTCTGGAAAAGTTATAAAGTCTGCTGGCACAGAAATTTTATCTGCTACTAATTTTACTGGTACGTCTGCAATTGCAACAAATGTAACTGTTGCTGATGAGTCATCTGATACTACTTGTAATGTATTGTTTACAACGGCTGAGACAGGTAACTTACCACCAAAAACAGGAACAAATCTTACATTTAATTCGGCAACTGGAGCGTTAACAGCTACAAGTTTCAATGGTAATTTAACTGGTACTATCCCTGATGATTCAGTAACGTCTGCAAAAATAGTAGATGGAGCAATTTTAAATGTAGATATAAACGCTAGTGCAGCGATAGCTGGAAGTAAAATCAGCCCTACATTTACAACGGATGGATCTTTTAATTCTGTATCAATAGGAAAAGGTGCAAACTCTGTTGCTGGTAATACTGTTCTTGGTGAATCTGCTTTAGATGCTGCTGTAACTGGTGCAAATAATACTGCGATTGGTAAAGATGCTTTAACTGCACTTACTTCTGGAGCTCAGAACGTAGCGGTTGGAGCTTTAGCTTTAGATGCAAATACCACAGCACCTAATAATGTAGCACTTGGTTATCAGACTTTAAGTGCAAATACCACAGGTGAGCAGAATGTAGCCGTAGGTACTAACACATTATTAAGTAACACAACAGCACATAATAATACTGCTGTAGGTAATGCTGCTTTGGCATCAAACACAACTGGAGTTTCAAACTCAGCATTAGGAGCTTTAGCTTTAGATGCTAATACTACAGGTCTTGCCAATACTGCTGTAGGTAAAGACTCTTTATCTGCAAATACAACGGCAAGTTATAACTCTGCTTTAGGTGTTGAAGCTTTAAGAGATAACACAACTGGAGCAAACAACACAGGTATTGGATTTGCAACATTAAAATTAAACACAACTGGACATTCAAACACTGCCGTAGGTGCTAATGCCTTAGATGCAAATACTACTGGGCAACAAAATAATGCCTTTGGATTAGATGCTTTAACAGCAAATACTACTGGTAGTTATCATGTAGCTGTAGGAGAGAAAAGTCTTAGTGCTAATACTACTGGATCTGATAATACTGGTTGTGGGCATCGTACATTACAATTAAACACAACTGGATCAAATAATGTAGCTGTTGGTGGTAATGCTCTAGATGCCAATACTACTGCATCAAACAATACGGCTGTAGGTAAGAATGCTATCGGCAACAACTCAACTGGATCTGAGAATACTGGTTTAGGTAGAAACGCATTAGCAAATAACACTACTGCTTCTAACAATACAGCCGTAGGTTATGAGTCTTTAGGATCAAACACAACTGGAACAAGAAATACGGCTGCTGGTAGCAATGCCTTAAAACTTAATACTGGTGATGATAATACTGGAATTGGTTATAACGCATTAGGAGCTACTACATCTTCAGTAGCTAACACGGCTGTTGGTAAATCTGCATTGTCCTCAAATACTACCGCAAATAATAATACGGCTGTCGGGTATAACTGTTTAGCAGCAAACACAACTGGGTCAGCCAACACAGCTTTGGGTGCTTTAGCGTTAGATGCCAACACTACGGCAAGTGACAATACTGCAATAGGTTATAACTCTTTAGGACTTAACACAACTGGAAGTAAGAACACAGCCGTAGGTCGTAATTGCATGGAAGCAAATACAACTGGAGAAGAAAATACGGCTGTTGGTTATAACTCAATGGGAGCAACTACTACTGGAGGTAATAATGCAGCCTTTGGTTTTGGAGCCTTAAGAACAAATACTACTGGAGGAAGTAATACTGCAATAGGTAAAGTAGCTTTAGCTGCCAATACAACCGCAAGTAACACTACAGCCGTAGGAGAAAGTGCTTTAGCATCAAACACAACTGGTCAAGAAAATACAGCAGTTGGACAAGCAGCCTTAAATGCAAATACAACTGGGACTAGTAACTGTGCTTTTGGTAAAAATGCGTTGGTTACTAATACAACAGCAGGTAATAATAGTGCATTTGGCCATAGTGCCTTACTAGCAAACACAACAGGTTCTGGTAACACTTCTGTGGGTGAAAACGCTGCTGCTGATGTAACTACTGGTTCTAACAATGTTGCTGTGGGAATGGACGCTTTGAGGCAAGTTACTACCTCAAACGGTAATATTGGGATAGGTGAATCTGCTGGTAACAATATAACAACAGGTGCGGGTAATGTTTGTATTGGTACAGGTGCTAATGCCTCGTCTGCAACTGTAGATGGTGAATTTACACTTGGCAGTGCCAATATCAGCAGTTTAAGGTGTAATGATACGTCAATTAGTTCTTTATCTGACAGAAGGGATAAAACAGACATAATTAATTTAACTGTTGGACTTGATTTTCTAAACACCCTTTTGCCTCGCCAATTTAAATGGCAGACAAGAGATGGAAATATAAAAGATGGATTAGTCAGGGCTGGTTTTATTGCTCAAGAACTGCAAGAAGCACAAAAGAATTTTGATTTTCTTGATTTAGTTATGGAAAACAATCCAGAAAGATTAGAAGCAAAACAGGAACATTTAATTCCTGTATTAGTAAAAGCGATACAGGAGTTATCCGTAAAAGTCACAGCCCTCGAAGCAGGGTAAACTGTAAACAACTAAGTTTTTTATTATGGAAGAAAAAACCGCAGATCAAATCGCAACAATCTTTTCTGCTGCTGGCGATAGCGTAACTCTGATTAACACAGATGCAAGCTATTCAGCTTATACAACAAGAACAGGATCTTCTGAGACTGAAACTGAATGGAAAGATATGATTAAAAGAAACACAGACCATCTTGAAATTATTAAAGCTTACAAGAAAGTTGATGGTACTACTTCTATCTGGACATCCGAATCGTTTACAGACATTGATGCTGCTATAACTAAAGGTAAGACACTTTATTCTTAAATTATGAACCTACAGGAAAGATTACAACAACTTGCGAAACAAAGAGAACAACTTTTTGTTGCTTTACATGAAGTTAACGGAGCGATGAAGATTCTTGAGGAGCAGATTTTGGAGACTCAAGCGACACCCGAAGCAGTGCAGCCATCAGGTACAGAGGCATCAACCCCAGTAGAAGAAGCAGCACAGCCAACGTAAGTGGTGCTACCATTTTATTAAGGACTTCTTTTATCATGTTTCAAAAAATTTGCCAAGTAGCCTCATTATTGTCTCTTTTGCTTTCTGGGTCAATGGCAGCTTTTGGTTACGTTGCAGTTCGATATATGCAAAGCCCTGAGTTTGAAAGAGAATTAAAAAATAAAGTTATGGGCAGTTTACAAGAAAAGATGAAAGAACAAATACCATTACAGATGCCAAAAATAACAGGACCATCTTTACCTTTATAAATGGAGATTAAAGATATAAATATTCCAGATATTTATATCCCAGATATTAATAGTTTTCATAATCAAACAGAAGCAATACCTTTAGATATAAATGTTCCCGGCTGTACTTATCAGCATAGAGATATAAAAAATACTGGTAATATCAATCTTTTACTTGATGACCCTAATGGGGTATTTTTTACTTGTGATGCACCATTTCCTAGTTTTAACCCTATGGATTATCAACCAAATAATTTGATAATGTCAGAAGAGGCACCTATTAATATGAATGAACCAGAAATACCAGAAACAAAACAAGAAGAAGTAAAATTACCTGAAAATAAAAAAGATGAGTTTTTTATAGAATGTCCATCAGATGTTGACCAAAGAATAGGAGACTTTCGTAACGATAAAAGACTAGAACGTGTTACTGGTCATAAATTATCGCAAGATGGAAAGAAATGTATAACGCTTTATGAAGACACAAATTTTAAAGAACAATACATTCCAAATGTCCCTGCTGTTACTAATGCTGCTGCTATTGCTGTGGTTGCCGCTTCTACTCCGATTCTTATTAATCTTGTAAAACCATTAGTTAAACAAGTTATAACTAAATTAACAAAGAAAAAGAAAAAATAATTACTGCAATTTATGTTTATGTGGCACTACTTGATTAGGTGGCACTGTGATAATAATATCTTCACAAGTAACAGCAGATGGTGAATTTGGTACAAATTGGATACCCATTTTTGCCATATCACTACAATTTTTTAAACGATATAAACTTAGCTCAATTTTAGTTTTTTTAATTAATAATTCTTGTGCTTCAATATTTACTCTTGCTGCACGTTTACATAAATCTCCACCATTTCCAAGAGGTATATTGAATTGCATACTGATACCATAATTTAAGTTATAATTATCTTTCTCAAATCTAGGAACCTTAGTTGTATATTTAACTTCACCAGTATCTTCATCATAAATATCTTGATATGTAAATTCCTCTCTTGGTCTATTAAAAGACCAAGCATCAGTTAAATATGGAGTGATTGTTAAACTCGGAGATGTACAAACTATTCCCTGTGAATATCTATTTTGTGGCAAACTTGATGGAGTTATCATAGTTGCATTATTATTAACTACTCCTGTACTTTGTGATTGAGGAGAACTTACAGTTGTATTAGCAAATGTTTTTATTGGCAATAATAATAAAATTATTGCCCAAATGTACTTGTAGTTTCTGAAGTTTGTGAAGTAGTAATAGTTCTTTGAATATTTGTGACTGTGTCTAATCCGGGGGTTATTAGTGTTTCTTGTATGGAAAAAGCTGCTCCATCTGTAAGTATTTGCCAACGAGGTACCGCTTCTAGATTTGGTGAAGTCCAACTAAAATTTACTCCACCAACTGTTTGTGTTGATTCTGTTGTTGCTGTTGGGTTAATGTATCCAGTTTCTGCTTTAATATTATGTCCACTTGCTGCATATGAATAACCAGTTCGATACTGATAACTTGTGATGGTTTCATTTATAACACTTTGACTTGTAGAAGAGGTAGTCTGAGATCCGCTACGAAACTGAGGGACTACGGGTGTGGCCATCAATTTCGTAGGTAATACAATTATAATCAGTAACCAAAGTCTAGTCAATCGTAATACGGATAGTTGTTGATCCGATACAACTAGAACCAGATCCAAATGCACCAGTACAAGTATGAACTCCTGATGATAAAGAAGTCATTGCTCCCGATCCAAGAGTACCTCCTGATCCAATAGTCGTTTGTCCACCCAAAACTGGCAATGCTGCTATACCGCTAGAAGGAGTTACAGCAGATGGTGTAGCATCACCCATAGTTACTGACTCGGTTTTTGAGAAAGCCGATCCAGCAGTTGTTATAGAAGTATCTGTTTGAATCATAGCCGGAACGCCATTACTTAATGAACCAATATTGATTCCACCAATCTTTCCTGATGTTGTGGTATCTCCTACAGTTACAGATGGAGTTATATTATTTCCACTTAACGAATAAGTTGTCCCGACTTTGTTTGTGACAACATATGGCATATCTACACTTATTTGAGCAGACGTAACAAATTCTTGTTTTATATCAGCAAAAGCTGCTGACGGAAATAAACAAATAAGTGCAATTAACTTTTTCATTTGATTCCTACTTTGTTTTTACTATTATCCACTATTTTAGGATTATTGCCATTTTTCTTTTGACCAACAGAGATTCCATAAGATCCTAAGACCCCTGAAACCAAGCCAGCTGTGAACGCTCCATCAATTCTTACCTTACCCATATATCCCAAAGTCATCATAGATAAACTCCAAGTCAAGATTAAAAATCGGACACTGTGACCAAAGAGATCACCCCAATCAAAACCTTCTTTTTCTTCTTTTTCTTCCATATGTAAAAAATGGCTATTTGAGGGAATCTCTAAGCATTTGACCACTGCTTTTCAAACAGCCATGTGCCAAATGTAGCATTTCTTGTTATGTTTGGAAAGTAACACATATTTAACATTATGTTAAAAATACTAAAACCTATACTTTTAAGGTTTTTTACAACAACTTCTGTAAAAAGATTGGTTGTAGATTTATTAAGAGCAATTTGTAAACAAACTACAAATACATTAGATGATCGTGCTGTTGACATTTTAGAAAAACAACTTTTTCCAATTAAATAATGGAAAAAAGTTTTGCATCATTTTTAGTGGAACCAATACCTGTAGAAAAGAAACTTTCTACAGAATTAAAAATTCGTGAGATATTGCATTGCAACAATATAGAACTTTTAAAAAATTACACCATTAAATTACTACAGCAAAATGTAAATAATTCTTATGTATTAACTCATGCTTTAGTAAGAATTTTAGAAATAGAGGAAGAAGAGTTGTTTAATTAACTTTCGCAATGTTCACATTCAAAGTTAAGTGGTGTTTCTTGTACCATTGCAGATAACACAAGTAATGCTAAATGTGTTGGTGGTTGTTCATTACTAAAAAATAATATTCTATCTTTATTCATGTGTACACCTGTTTTTGAAACAATTAAAGAATTTTCTGCCATGCAACTTTTTACATGATCTTTTTTTGATAACTGAGAAAATAAAAGACCTGCACCATGCTGATCATGAACCATTGTATATGGCTGAAAGTCATAAAAGTCTAGGTCAAAACATTGCAAACCTAGTTCAAGGTGTTTCATAAACACCTGAACTTCATGTGGAAGAGTTTGCTGTACGTCTTTTTTAAAACTCTTCTTCATTTGGCTTTTGATAGTCGCTTATAACCATCTTCATGTAGGGATTACCTGATGAGGATTGTGCTGCGAACATTTTTGCTCTTATTTTGACAGCATTATTGCCTTTATAATCTTTTATAAGATTTTTCTCGTCCATTGCATAGTCATACAATTTTAAAATCTCATCAACAGAAATTTCAGACATTGACCAATATTTATGGGCTTGTCCTTCTGATTGGCAGTTAAACCACATTGAGAATTTAGATTTTTGTGCTGGTGCTTGAGTCATTTACTTTTGCTCCTGTGTTGTTTTTGTCATTAGTCCTCTTAAATAATCTTCATGTTCTGTCAATTCAATATGATGTGACAGTAATTTTTCAAGAGATGGATAGAATTTATTTTTAAAATTATCCAATATTT